CCTTCTCCATGGCGCCGCTGACGTCCATGTGACCGGTGACCACGCCGATCGAGCCGACGCCGCCGGTGCGCGAGACGTTGATCTGATCGCAGACCGAGATGATCGCGTATGCCGCCGAGTAGGCGTGCTCGCTGGCGTAGCCCCGGACGGGCTTCGTTCCCTTCAGCGCGAACATCCGATCGACGCAGTCGAAGCAGCCGGCCACCTCGCCGCCGCCGCTATCGACCAGCAGGGCGATACCCTTGACGTTGAGGTCGCCCATGCCGCGCTCGAACGCCTTCCAGATGTAGTCGTAGCCGGTCGCCCAGTCGAACAGGGCGTAGGGGAAGTCGTGCAGCAGCACGCCCTTCACCGGGATCTGGAGCACGCCGTCCTTGACCACGTAGGGGCGCAAACTGGCCAAGTAGCTACCGGGCTCGGCCGACCAGAAGTCGCCAGTGTCCGCACGCGTGGCGTTGACGAAGTCGGCCGACTGCATCACGGCGTGCGCCTGGGTCAGGCAGGCGTCGAAGCGCGGCTGCGTCTCGGGGGCGATGAACGCCGCCACGGCCGCGCCGACGAACCGGCTCAGAAGAGGGTTGGTCACGCTCGGTCTCCTTCGGATTGCGCGGTCGTCGCCTGGCGCATCATCGCGCTCACGGCCGCCCCGGCAGCGCCGCCGCCCGTCTTGGTCTTCTCTTCGCCGGGCTCATTGGGGCTGGTCGAATTCAGCAGGGCGTTCTGCATGTTCATGGTCATGTTCTGCAGGATGCCCAGCTTCTCCATGGCGTCGATCTCGCGCTTCATCTGCTTGAAGACCTTGCGCCAATCCTTCCCGAGGCGGCCGAGCTCGGCCTCCCAGGTGGACAGACCGAACAGCACCCGCTGGATCGCGGCTTGGGTTTCCTTCAGTTCGTCGATCTGGCCGAGGCTGGCGCCGATCCACTCGCACGACGTGTAGGCGTCGAAGGTGGTGCCGAGCATTCCGTTGGCGTCGTAGATCGACGGCGCCTTCTTCGACAGCGAGGTGATCTCCCCGGCGTTGATCGCTTCTTCCAGCCACAGCCGGAAGATCCAGGTCGCCACCCGGTCGGCGCCGCGCTTCTTCTTGCCGCGCATCGACTTCAGCGCCTGCGCCTCGGCGCCCTTGAACGACGAGTAGTTGACCTTGGAGAAGTCCTTGCTCAGGCTCTCGTAGGAGACGCCCATGCCGGCGGCCATGTAGCGCAGGATCGACGACTCCAGTTCGCCGCCCATCGGGCTTCCGTTCGTGGACGCCGGATTCATGTGCAGCTTGGTGCCGGGCAGCAGATGCGGGATCTTGGCGCCGTTGATCCGCAGGTTGCGCGAGTTGCCGGCATACTTGGCCACCTGGCCGAGGAAGCCGGTCATGTACTGCTCAAGCGCCGCGGCGAAGCCGCCGGGCGCCCCGCCGCCCATCTGCGCCATCACCGTTTCGCTCGGCAGATCTGACTCGATCGAGGCGGCGTAAGTGGCCTGGACGACCGCATTCTGCAGCGCCACGTCGCGCAGCGTCTTGCCGATCCGGGTTTCCTTCAACATCGACGCCATTTGCGACATGCCGCGCGACTGGTCGGGCCGGTTGCGCTCGACGATGTGCAGGACGTTCTGCCGGCCCCAGGGCTTGCGGATCGGCACGGTGTCCCAGACGAACGGGTCGAGGTTCGCGTACATCGTGAAGTCGGCCGGATGCGCCTTGCGGATCTTGTAGGCCACCGGCGCGCCGAAGATGTCGCGCACCACCCCGCCGCGCAGCAGCGGGTTGTTGAACATGCCCATCGGGTTCGACAGCCGGTCGAGGTCGATCGCCTGCACCGCGGTCTGAAACGGGCGCCCGTCCGTGGTCCACTCGGCGGCGGCCAGGAACTCGTTGGCCATAGCGATGATGCCCGTGGCCAGGCGCACGAAGTCCGTGCCGGTGCCCATCCGCGACGCGTCCATCCAGTGCATCGGGCTCTCAAACCACAGCGTGAACTTGGTCTCGACCTCTTCCTGGAACTCTTCTTCCCAGGTGTCGTCGAGGCCGAGGACGGTGGTCTCGGGCTTGCAGTTCAGCACGAAGTGCGAACCGACGATGGTGTCCTTCAGGATCTCGCCGCCCGACTGCACGTAGGCGTCGTTGCGGAACGAGTCTCGGGTCCGCGCGTCGATGTACGGCTTGGCCGGCAGGATATCGAGGTCGGCGCTGCCGAGGCCCGGCATCCAGTTTTCGAGCTGGTTGTCGTAGTGCGCCGCAGTGTCGAACGCGCCACCGACCATGCCGCCGCTGACCGGCGCACCCGACAGGTCACCAGGCGTACTCATCGTGGCCCTCCCTGCGCCTGACCCAGGAGAACCGGCGTCAGGGAGGGCCACGTCCGCGACCACGTCGTGGGGGCCTGCGGTCGCAGGACCGATCAGAGCCTCGATTTCAGCGTCGAGGCTCAAAACGACAACCTCATGGGCGCGTTGTGACGATGGGCGGGATTCAGTTGATCGGTGAGCGTCTGGATGTAGGCCAGCAGCTTGACGGCGCTGGCCTGGCTATATTCCAGTTCCTCGCCGTTTTGGTCCTTGACCCGGACGACGGCTTTGCCGGTCAGCAGGTTGTGGTAGGCGGTCGTCGCGTCGGTGAGCTGCGCCGTGGTCGCAGCGATCTGGTCGGGGGTCAGCGGACAGAACATGGACACCCCTCAGGCTAGATCGGCGGCTAGGCTCTCCAGCGTATTATCACCCTTGACTTGAATATCAAAGCGTTTGTTGAAACCTTGCTCAAAGATTAAATCATTCGCATCCCAGTCGGCGGCCCAGCCAGGGGGGTGCTCCCAATCGATCTTCTCGAAGACCGGATTACATTGACGAGTATTTAACGCGATGCCGACTGCGTAGTAGAGCAGGTCCCACGCCTCGTTGCGGCGGTTCGACACGTTCAGCCAGCCTTTCGGGCTGCGCACTTCATTCGTCAACTGTGAGTAAATATAATCCGGCGTCCAGGAGGCGAAGTACACTGCGCCGCCGGCATCGGTGCGGTTCAGCATTGCGCTAATCTGGTCCTTCAGCAGGTTCGAGTTGAGGAACAGCACCGGAATATCGCCGCGCGCCATCGACAGGCGGTCCTTGCGCTGGCTGTCAGGGTAGCTGACATGCACCCGCGGCGCCGACTTCGACGGCTCGCCCTTCAGCAGTTGGAAGCGCACATAGGCGTCACGCGGCACGTCGGCGTCGTCACGTAGGTAGCGCCAGAAATTGTAGGCGTTGGCGGTCACGCCTTCGCGCCCACCGGAGTCGCAGCCGATCGCCTTGACCTGCATCCGCCGGCCCGAGCCGTCCGCCAGCGGATAGGTACGCTCGATGACCTGGTCGACCAGAACCTTCCAATCCTCGGCGTAGCCGGCCGGGTCCAGCAGCTCGCGTTCGTTCAGTGCGTTCAGCCGCTCCGAGCGACGGATCTTGAACACGTCCACGATCCAGATATCACCGCCTTCCCCGAAGCCGTGCGTCTGGCAGACGAAAGCGTTCTTCTGCACGTCGACCGTGGTAACCAGGAACCGCACGCCGGCCGGCACGACGGGTTCGACTGCATCGCCGCCCCAGTCGATCGCGCGGCGCTTCAGCTCTTCCGGCAGCCGCTCGGCGGTGCGGGCGCGCGAGATGTACGGCTTGCCCTGGTCGGTGTTGACCGTGGTCTTCAGCGACTCTTCCGCGCCGGTGTTCTCGAATTCCTCCATGGCCTGGAGGTACTTCAGCACCAGGCTCGACCAGTCCTGGAACGCGGCGGCCGGGCCTTTCAGCCAGAAGGACGCGATGTCGCTGCGGATCGGCCGGCCCGTGACGCTGCCGTCCGGTTGCCACAGCGTTCCGTCTTTGATCCATTTTCCGCCCAGGTTCAGCTCGTGCTTCATGGCCGGTTGCATCGGGAAGCCGTCATGTGGGCAGACCAGGGTGACCTGATCGGCGGCCTCCATCTTGTCGGCGCTCTTCGGATAGTCGAGCAGCGAGAAGTCTGGCTCGAACGGCTCGCGGCACTGCGGGCAGCGCCAGTACCAGCGCCGCCGGTCGCCGCGGTTGTAGAGCGCCATGATGCCGGGGCTCGGCGGCGCCTCGTGGGGCGTCGAGGGCATCCAGTTCGGATCGGTGATCTCGAAGCCCGGTGACGACTCGGCGACGCACATGCCGAAGCGGCGGAAGGTCTGCGCGCGCTTCCGCGCCAGGTCGAATGGCGCGCCCTCCCCGTCCACGTCCTGGGGCATCCGGTCGTAGTCCATCAGCCACAGATTTCGGATGGTCTTGCCGGACATCTCGCTGATCGTCGGCCACTTGATCATCAGCCGCATTCCTGAGAGGAAGCGCTTGTCGTGGACGTTGTCGTTCTGTCGGCCGGGCACCAGCTTGTTGCCGAGTTCGGGCGAATGTCGGAACGCACGGCCGAGGTCCATCTGTGACCAGTCGCGCGCCGTGTTCTGGGTGATGTGGTAGAGCATCGTGTCGGCCGGATCGCACTTGGCCGTGTGCAGTAACTTGTTGAAGAACATGTCGGATTTGCCCGTCCGCGCGGGGCCGGCGAACACCATGCCGGTGAAGTTCAGCGATGACGTCACGTCCATCGGCTCGACGAGGTAGGGCGTGGTTTCGTTTTTCCAGGGGCCGACGTAGGAGCCTGGGTTGTTCAGCCGCCTGTAGCGGGCCGCCGTTTCGGACACGGTCAGCCGCTCGGGCGGCCGGACCATGTCGGCCGCCTCGGCGATCATGTATTCGAGGGAGGGGTAGGTCATCAATCGTTGAGGAAGTTGCCGGCCAAGTCGGTCGGCTCATTGAACTGGCGACATGGGTCTTCGCGCCAGATCATCTGATCGCGTTTGTCACCCGCACGGTAAGCGAGCCAATCTTCCTCACCGAGCAAAGAGCGCCGCATCATCTCATT